GTGTGGGCATGCGGCCCAGGTTGTGAGGGGGTGGTTCGTTGTGTGCCAGCGGACGAGGGCCCGCATGTTGTCGCTGACGCTGAGGTGGAACGGGCTCATTGCTTGCTCCTAGGGTTTGGAGTGGCGCCCCGCCCGAAGACGGGGCGCCTACTCAAAGATACTCTGTTTGCTAAGTGTTTTTAAGTACCTGGCTGGTTAAGAAAAAGCGTGTCAGAACGGCGGATCCGCGGGGCCGTTGTTCCAGGTGGACGCGGCAGGCTGTGTGGTCGCGTTCCAATTGCCCTGCGCCGGCTGCTGCTGGCCTTGTGGTGCGTTCTTGGGTACGAGTCCGACAGAGTCTGCGACGACATCCAACGATTCGCGCTTCTCGCCGTTGTGCTCGTACTCACGGGTGCTCATGCGGCCCGAGAAGATGACCTTGCCCTTGCCGCCCTGACCTGCGATGAGCTGGTCCAGAGCCTCAGCAGCCCCGCCGAACAGGGTCACGTTGAACCAGGTTGTCCCGCCGTCCACCCACTGCCCGGACTGATCCTTGATGCGGGCAGTCTCAGCAGCGGAGAACGAGATGCGCGGCTTACCATCCTGACCGAACTTGAGCCCCTGGTACTTGCCAATATTTGCGGTGGTAGAAATCGTAGCCATGTTTATGCTGCCTTCTGTTCTGCGGTTGTGAGTGTGTACTTTTCGAGGTTTGCCATGTGGAGGCCCTGCCAGTGGATCTCAACTTCGGGATCCCCTGTCGAGACGATGACGACTGGGGCTGATTTGTAGCCGAGTTCCTTGACGGCTGCCAAGTCCTTCGGGTCCTGGGTTACGTCCTTCTCGGTGTACTCGACGCCCTTCTTCTTGAACCATCGCTTGATGGCCAAGCAGGGCTGGCAGCCGGGGGACGTGTATAGCGTGATGATGCGGGGTTTCATTGATTCCTTCTATTGGATGGGTTCAAGTTGGCGCGTCCAGTGCACGGCGCCGTGTTGGCAGGTGTAGAAGCGGACGTTTGCCTGTCCGCCGCGCCTTGCCCAGATGCGGGCGTGGAGGTTGCGCGCCTCATCGAGGGTCCCACTGCGGACTTTCCCGCAGTTACACCTGCGCGGGCTCATCGGGGGCCACCATAGCGGCGTCGTTGATGAGGTCCTGCACGAACTCGATGATGTGGGGAGGCGCGTTGTTCTTGCGCAGGTAGCCCAGGTACTCGGCGCCCTTGCCCGCCTCGATAGCTTCCGGTGCGGCGACTAGTACGCGCTCCGGTATCGCCAGCGGTTCGGGTGCTGCCAGTGGGGTGACGGTGAAGTTCTTGCGCTTGCCACGGGTCGCGGTCAGGGCCACGGTCAGCGGCTTTTCGATGTGGGACAGGTGGCTGATTTCGATGCCGCCGACCTTGTCCCTGCCGAACGTGATTTCGGGGTTGCGGAACAGGGTGAGTCGATGCCCGGCGTACGTGCTCGCTTCTGCACCCCATGCGCTGACCATGACCCGCCGCATGGATTTCGACGGGCGGTAGGCGCGGCCCGGGAATTCCACAAGGTGAACATCCACAGGCTGCTCAGGGGTGCCGGCGCGAACCTCGCTGATGGTCACAGTCACGGGGCCACTAATCAGATCGTCAGCGTTGAGCTGGTCGGACTTCGGGGCAATGCTTTGGGTCAAGTCCATGTCAGAATCTCATTTCTTCGTAGTGGTTGATTCGGTCGGTTGCGGGTCGTCCGGCGGTATTTATCCGGTAGTTAGTGATGATCTGCTCAGATGACTCCTCGAACGCCTTGACGGCTTCCTGGATCGCGACAAACCACTTTGGGTCGGGGAGTACGCGCTTCACAAAGAGGGGCATACCGCCGCAGTAGCTCACGTAGTCCAGCCAGTCGCGCCCGGAGACGAGTAGGCCGCACTGGATTTGCGCCATGTTCTCAAGCGGCACTTCATCGGCCAGGATCGTTTTGAGTTGGATCTTTTGGTTCCGGGATTTGATTTCGATCAGCCCGTCATCACCGACCAAACCGTCCGGGGAGTATCCGACCTTGAACCCGAAGTCGTCGCGCACCATGAACCCAACCTCATGAGCCGGGGCATAGTGCTCGCTATACAACTCGCGGGCATAGGGCTCGTCCAAGGTGCCGCGCTCCATGGCAGCGTTCGCAAACACGGGCTCTACGTGCCCGGTGATCCGCTCAGCCGCCAGTGTCATGGTCAGTGCGCGTGAGTAGTCGTTAGTCGCGGGCTTGACGGTTTTCGGGGTGATGAGCTGCCCGACAACGGATGCAGTGACAATGCCGCACCGTGCAGCAAGCCAAGCGTCAGAACCCTGCTCGAGGTCGGCGAACACTGTCAGGCCTGGCTCGGTAGTCGTGATGGTCATTCGGTGTCCTCGAGGTCTAGTGGTGTGGTCATGGCGTCTTCCTGCTTGCATGCACAGTTGTCTGCGCATCCGGTGCGGCGGGACTGGTCGAGTGCCCGGAACGCCTCCTGCGCGGCAGGGTCGTTAGGGTCCTGGGTCATGGGGTGGGCCTTGCGTAATCAGGGTTCGTGCTGAAGCAACCCTCAACATGGGCAGGAGATGCGCAACTAGAACTGCCATCGCACATGTGTGGTGATGCTGCCTCTAGTGCTGCGTCAAGGGCCCGGGCAAACTCCGTGGTGTAGATGAACGCTTCGTGCTTCAGCTCGATAGCAAACGCCAGGAAGGCTGCATTGCGCGCGGCAACAGTCGTCACAGGACGCCGCCCATGATGACGCCGACCAGATCAGGGGCGTACTTGTCGAGGAAGCGTAGGGCGAGCATTTCCTCCATTGGGTCCCGCCGTACCTCATTCAGTACGTGCTGGTTCGTGAACGTCCGGGTCTGCGTGACAGTCGAGTTGCGCGGATCCTGGTTCATTTCGTGGCCTCCGTGTAGTGGGCTTCGTGGCTGATGTCTTGGCAGTCGGGGTCCGGGTTCGAGTAGTGCACCCAGACGTTGCCAGTTAGTTCCTTACGCGTCGTGCAATGCTGCGTGTGGCTCATTTGTTGCTCCTGGTGGGTTGTGTGATGAGGCGGGCCGACTGGATGCCTGTGAAGACGGTTGCGCAGACGAGGAGGAGGATCATGGGATCAGCCCTGCATCTTCGATGGCAGCTTCGAAACTGATATACGCATCGCAGTTCCCATTGCAGTCGCCTGGCATGCGTGCACTGAAGTCGTGCCGCTCGCTATTGACGCAGGATGCATCTAGTAGCGTCCACGGGAACTGGTGGTCACCGCTGTTCTTGCGAATAACGAAGCGGACGCTCATGCCATTACCTTGTCTTCGGCGCGGGCGAGGGGTTCGGCGGATTGGAGTAGTTCGGTGACGGTCGCGTTGATCTGTGCGTTGATGCGGTCGGTGAGTTCGGTCGTGTTGTCCACGGTGCCGGCGTTGTTGACGACAAGGTCGGGGTGGGTGCCGCACTCGAGTGATTCGAGTTCTTCAAAGTCGGTGATGAGCTGGTTCAAATCCGCCCCGTTCACCCGCACACCCAGGGCCGCGTTCATCGCCGCCTGAGTCCTACGAGCTCGAGCGATCCAAGCCTTAGAGGGTTCGTTCCACTCGGTTTCCGCTACGTGCTGCTGTGCGTACCAACGAACCAGCCAGCGCGCGTGACTATCAGATACAGGGGCGTTCACTTGGACTCCTTGGGGGTGAAAAGAACCGTGGCGGGGAAGTGTCCTTCAGCGCTCAAGAGTTCGGCGGGGACCATCTGGCCTAGTTCGCGTTCCCATGCGTCCTTGCCCTCGCCGTAGTAGCCCTTCCATTTGCGGAAGATGATTTCGCCCGGTGTGATGAACGCTGCCCGGTCGGGGAGTGCGTTGGCCTCGGCGGGCGTGGTGATCGTGCGGGGCTTCGAGTAGCCGGCGGCGAGGACTGCGTATGAAAGCGAATCGGCGGTGTTGTCGATGTCGGACCCGTTGACCAGGATGCCGAGCTCGCCGTCAATGACTGATCGCGCAATGTCGTAGATTTCGTCTCGCTCGTTGCTCATTTGGCTTCCTTCACTTCGTTGTGGGTGATTGCGTTCTCGCCGGTGATCGTGCAAATAGTGGCGAGTGTTGCGACCTGCGTGACCTCGCCCAGGAAATACCGGTTCAGTGCCGCGTTGATCGCCTCGATAGCTTCGTAATCGTTCACTTCTGGTTCCTCTTATTCGCTCGTGTGCCGATGCGGGGTGCTCGGCGGTCTGGTGCGGGGGTTTGTGCGTACTTCGCCTGGATGGCGGCTACATCCTCGGGTGAGAAGCGGATCTCGGTACCGAATCTGTGTGACGGCCACGAATCCTGCTTCTTCAACCGGTAAGCGGTGGACCGGGAAATCTTGAACAACTCGGCTACCTCGCCGATGGTTTTCAGGGGTTCCATCACTCGCGGCGGTCTGCGTCGTTGTGGGTAAAGAGCTCGTTGCGCTTGGCGATGATTGCGGCCTCAGCCTCCGGAACGGTGGCGTGGTGTCCGGCAGAGTAGATCTTCCCGTTGTGGGTGACTCGGGCTTGCCACTTGTTG